CCAGCTGCTTCTTGGAATTCCACAGGTTTTACTTATCCTTCTACAGCATGGTACCATTTGGTACTGGGATTAAATTCGTTTAATAGATTTACAGTTTGGAGAAATGGAACAAAAATTTATGAAGATACTACTCAATCATCTAAAAGTATTGTTACTCCTAGAACGTACTCTTATATTGCTTCATGTGTTGGTGATGGACCTAGATATTATGATGGTAAAATAGCGGTAGTTCGTTTTTATAATAAGTTATTAACTTCTGATGAAGTTACTCAAAATTTTAATGCTTTAAGGGCTAGATTTGGATTGTAATAATGTATTATAAAACTAAAATAATCTTATAAATATAGATATGCCAGATACAGTTAATTTTCCAACAACAGGTTTAACTCCAAATGTAACAACTTATGTACTAGGCACACGTACATGGTTATGGAATGGAGCTGCTTGGGAAATAGTTACTCAAACAATTACGGGATATACAGGTTCAGCTGGAGCAGGATATACAGGTTCAACTGGTTACACCGGTTCTGCTGGTACTGGTTATATAGGTTCAATCGGATATACTGGTTCACAAGGACCTATAGGTTACACAGGTTCTGGTGCTACTAGTCCTTTTGCTGCTTGTAATACAACAAACATAGTTTCAACTGGTGCTAGTATAGGAACAGGTACAGGTGGAACAGGTACACATAACTTCTTTGCTGGATTAGATGCTGGATGTTGCAATACAACTGGTACTCATAATACTTTTATAGGTTGTGAAGCTGGCCGTTGTAACACTACTGGTTCTAATAACTTTTTTGCTGGCCAGTGTGCTGGAAGTATTAATACGACAGCTTCTAATAACTTTTTTGCTGGCGTGTGTGCTGGTCGTTGTAACCAAACTGGTACTGATAATGTTTATATAGGTCAATGTGCTGGTAGTAGAGGCATGTGTGCATCTTCTGGTAATGTTTTTATAGGACAACATACTGGTAGGGCTTTAGGCAGATATACTGTTGATTATGGAAATGTTTTTATTGGACAATGCGCTGGCGAAAGTGCAGGAACCAATACAAGTGAAAATGTTTTTATAGGTTATAGAGCAGTCTATCAAGGCGGATCTGGAAGTAAAAATGTTTATATTGGAAGCTGTGTAGGAAGATATAGTAACGGAGAATGTAATATTTTTTTAGGTAATGAAGCTGGTTGTAGAAAAAATGGAAAAGATAATGTTTTTTTGGGTCGTTTAAGTGGTATTGCTTTTGGTTCTGGATGTTATAACTTTTTTGTCGGCCCTCTTTCAGGATGTAATCATTCAAATGGATGCCACAATACTATAGTAGGTAAATGTGCAGGTTTTAACATTACAATTGGTGATAGTAACACCTTTATAGGTAATGAAGCAGGCTTTTGCCTCTCTACTGGTTCTAATAACTTTTTTGCTGGATTTTGTGCCGGTCGTTTCAACACTGCTTCAAATAATACTTTTATAGGTTTATGTGCTGGCCATTGTAATAGTTCAGGTACTAATAATACTTTTATAGGTTGTAGTGCCGGCAGGTCTAATACTACTGGTAATAATAATATTTTTTTAAGTTCTAAATCAGGAGTAAGCAACACTGGTGGTTTAAATAACTTTTTTGCTGGATTGTGTTCAGGTGCTAATAACACTACCGGTTGTAATAATACTTTTATAGGTCTATATACCGGCCGTGGTAACATTACTGGCAATAATAACTTTTACGCTGGATTTTGTACAGGTATGTTTAGTACTGGTTCTGATAATACTTTTATAGGTAAAGATGCCGGTAAAAATAACACTGGTTCTGATAATACTTTTATAGGTGAATTTGCCGGCAGTTGTAATACTACTGGTACCGATAATATTTTAATTGGTAATAATGCTGGCAGTTGTAACACTACTGGTAATAATAATATTTTAATTGGTTGTCAATCAGGTTGTGGAGCAACAAATGGTTTAGCAAATATTACTACTGAATGTCATAGAATTATAATGGGCAACTGTGCTCACACTTGTGCTCAAATACAAGTAGCATGGACAGCAGTATCAGATACTAGAGATAAGTGTATATATGGTTCTGTTAATAAAGGATTAGGCTTCTTAACCTCTATTAATCCTATCGAGTTTGCGTTCAAAGATAGAACAACAAACCAATTAATAGATCCAATTGAAAAGAAAAGATATGGATTTAGCGCTCAAGAAATATTAAAATTAGAAGGTGAAAATCCTGTAATCGTTTCTAATGACAATCCTGATAAGTTATTCTTAACAAATGATTATCTAGTACCAGTATTAGTGAACGCTATTAAAGAATTAAATGTAGAGATTGAAGCACTTAAAAACAACACAATTAAAGACTTAAATACTAAAATAGACACTTTAGAAAACAAAGTAAAAGACTTAGAAAACAAATAATCACTAATTATTTATTATAAATAGTAGAGATTATGGCCACTCCAGCAACAAGAGAATCTTTAAAACAATACGCTTTACGATCATTAGGTAAACCCGTTATAGAAATTAACGTGGATAATGACCAATTAGAAGATCGTTTAGATGAAGCTTTACAATTTTATGCTCAATATCACTATGATGGTATTAGACGAACATATTTAAAATACCAAGTTACATCACAAGATAAAGCCAGATTACAAGCTTCTTTAGGTTCAACAGAAACGGCCACTAAAAATTCCGTTTCATCTACTTGGTATGAAGGAAACAATTTTTTAGTAGTTCCTGAAACAGTTATTGGTGTAACTAATATATTTCCATTTTCAGATAAAGCTAGTATGAATATGTTTGACGTAAGATACCAATTGCGTTTAAATGACCTTTATGATTTTGCTTCTACATCTATTATTAATTATGATATGGTGTTAAGACATTTGGATTTCTTAGATCAAATATTAGTGGGTATAAAACCTATAAGATTTCAACAACATGATAATCGTTTATATATTGATATGGATTGGGTGAACGATTTAGAAGTTGGAGAATTTTTAATTATAGACTGTTATCGTAAATTAGATCCAACAACATATACAGACGTATTTAATGACCAATGGTTAAAAAGATATGTTACAGCATTATTTAAAAAACAATGGGGAGCTAATTTAAGTAAATTTGATGGAGTTACAATGCTTGGTGGAGTTAAGTTAAATGGTGAAAGAATTTATACTGATGCTCAAACTGACATTGAAAAATTAGAAAAAGAAATACGAGATAGTTTTGAATTAGCACCAGCATTTTTGGTGGGGTAATATATGGTTATAATGAATCCATATTTTCAATCAGGAGACGGTATAGGCAACCGTTCAGAACAAAGACTATTTGAAGATTTAATTATTGAAGGTTTAAAAATTTACGGCAATTTAATTTATTATATACCTAGAGTTTTGGTTAATAGAGATTTGGTTTTAGGTGAAGATAATTCTAGTAAATTTAAAAATGCTTTAGCTGTAGAAATGTATTTTGAAACTACTGAGGGTTTCTTAGGTCAACAAGAATTAATTAATAAATTTGGATTAGAAATACGTGAAGATACTACATTCATGGTTTCTAAAAGAAGATTTGAAGAATTTGTAAGTTCTCGCACAGATTTAATTGTATCTGGTAGACCAAACGAAGGAGATATTCTTTATTTTCCTTTGATGAATAGTTTTTTTGAAATACAATTTGTTGAAGATCAAGAACCATTTTTTCAATTAGGTAATTTACCAGTATATAAATTAAGAGTTACTCGTTGGGAGTATAGTTCAGAAGATTTAGATACAGGCGTAACTGAAATAGATGACACAGAAACAGAATACTCATTAAATTTACTATTAAATAAATTTACATTAGAAGATGAAACTGGTTCGTTGTTATTAGAACAAGACCAATCATCAGGACAACCAAACTTTTTATTAACAGAAGAAATAATTACAAAGTCAGTAGCAACTCAATCTTCTTATGCACAAAATTTAGATTTAGATACAGCAGCTGGTTTTGATACTCAGTCAGCGGCTGATGATATATTAGACTTTACAGAAAGAAACCCATTTGGAGAAATTGATTAATGTTTGGTAATTTTTTCTATAATGAGGGAATGAGAAAGATCATAATTGCATTTGGTCAATTGTTTAATAATATAATTATACAATCAACATCAAGTACGGGTGCAGTTACAAAAAGAATTAAAGTTCCTTTAGCATATGCTCCAAAAGAGAAATTTTTAGTAAGATTAGATCAGCAACCACAATTAGATGAACGTAGTTTTGCAATTACCTTACCAAGACTAGGATTTGAAATATCTGGCCTTGCTTATGACCCTACAAGAAAATTAACTAGAGTTCAGAAATTTAAAAAAGTAAAAGCAGGAGAATCTGGTGAAGTTTTAAATTATAATTATGTACCTGTTCCTTACAATATAAGTTTAAATCTTTATGCCTTTACGGCCACAGCAGAAAACGGCTTACAAATAGTAGAACAAATATTACCTTTCTTTCAACCTGATTATACTATTACTGTAAATGTTTTACCTGAATTAAATATTAAAAGAGATATACCTATTATATTAAACAGTGTCTCTTATGAAGATAGTTATAGCGGAGATTTTACAACTCGTAGAGCCGTTATATATACCTTAAACTTTACTGCTAAAACATATTTGTTTGGGCCAATGTCTAATCAAGG